AAATCATTGAACAGATGGTTGGTGGATATGTTGAACAAGCTGTAACAACTACTACTACATTGTCTGTTTCTGATGGATCTACAGGTGCAACTCTTTCACATAGAGTTATAAAATTTACAGGTACACTTAGTGCAAATGCTACAGTAACAATTCCTTTAGATGTTCAACAGATGTATGTTCTGTTAAATGGCACAGCAGGTGCCTATACACTTACATTTAAATATGTTTCTGGATCAGGAAGCACTGTTGCTTGGGCAGCTACTGATAAAGGAACAAAGCTTGTTTATGCTACTGCTGATCATGCAACTAATCCAAATATGGTTGATTCAGGTATTTCATCAACTGGAGCACACGACCTAGATGGGAATGAATTTATTCTAGATGCTGATGCTGATACAAGTATTACAGCAGATACAGATGATCAAATAGATATTAAAATTGCAGGTGCTGATGATTTTCAATTCACTGCAAATACTTTTACTGCGCAAGCAGGTAGCACGATTGCTGCACAAGCATTAACTGCTACTACAGTTACAGCTAGTGGTATTGTAAAAACAGATGATACTACTGAAGCAACTTCTACAACAGATGGATCACTACAAACTGATGGTGGATTATCTGTAGCAAAAGATGCAGTACTTGGTGATGATCTTAAACTATTAAGTGACTCTGCTGTATTAAGTTTTGGTGCAGATTCAGATACAACTTTAACACATACTGATGGAACAGGATTAACTTTAAACTCAGCAAATAAACTTCTTTTTAGAGATTCAGCTTTATCTATTAGTTCAAGTACAGATGGTCAATTAGACATCGATGCAGATACGGAAGTAGAAATTGCTACAACAACTCTTGATCTTAATGGTGCTCTTGACGTAAGTGGAGCTTCACAATTTAGTGGTGCTATTACGGTTGGTGTTGATGACACAGGATTAGATGTAAAATTCTTTGGTGCTTCAGCTGGTGCATATGGACTATATGATGAGTCAGCAGATGCACTCGAAGTACGAGGAGCAACGGCAGCAGGCGCTGGCTTATTAAAACTTACAACTGGCGAACTTACTGTTGTTGATGCAGATAAATTAGGACGAATAGATTTTCAAGCACCTTTAGAAGCTAGTGGAACAGATGCTGTTTTAGTTGGTGCTTCAATATGGGCAGAAGCCGATGATACATTTGCTGCTGGTGTTAATAATACAGATTTAGTATTTGCATTAGGTAAATCAGAAGCAGCAACTGAGAAATTTAGATTTACAGCGGATAATGAAATAGGAATTGCAGGTGCCAATTATGGTACCGATGGTCAAGTTTTAACTTCTGGTGGTGCAGGTGCAGCTTGTGCATGGGAAGATGTTTCTGTTGCGTCTGGTGCTGTTGCTGGAAAAACAGAAGGAACAAATTTTACAGGATCATTATTAGTTGGTCATACAACAACAGGAACTTTAGATGCGGCTACTTATAATACTGGCGTTGGTCTTACAGCTTTAGATGCTTTAACTACCGCAGATGAAAATACTGCTGTTGGCTACAATGCTGGTGGAGCATTAACAACAGGATCACAAAACACAGCTATCGGTAGAGATGCTATGAAAACAGCAACTACGGCTGCTTCATATTCTGTGGCTCTTGGTTATTATTCTATGAGAGATGGTGTAGGTGGATTTGGTAATACTGGTCTTGGCTATCATACTTTAAGAGATGTCACTGGTAGAGATAATATAGCAATAGGAACTAATAGTGGAAGAAATATCACTTCGGGTTCTGGAAACATATTTATTGGTGACTATCTGGATGCTGGAGGAGCTACAGATAGTAGACGATTAAAAATTGTTGGTTATGATGGAACAACAACTACTAGTTGGATATTAGGAGATGATTCAGGTAATTTAGTTTTCCCTGCTGATGTTACATTAGGAGACGATTTACATTTAGACTCAGACGCAGCAGTTTTAAAATTTGGTGATGATGGTGAAATAACACTTACTCACGATGCTGATGTTGGATTAAAATTAAAACATACAGCGACTGCTGATGATAAACCAATTGTATTAACATTACAAACTGGTGAAACAGACATGGCAGCAGATGATGTCATGGGTGCTATTAGATTCCAAGCTCCTGATGAAGGAACTGGAACAGACGCTATTTTAGTAGCCGCTGCAATTCAAGCGGTAGCAGAAGGAAACTTTAGTTCTTCGAACAATGCTACAACATTAGAATTTCACACAGGTGCTTCAGAAGCAGCTTCTTCTAAAATGACATTATCCTCTGGCGGTAACTTAGCAGTTAGTGGAGATATTACAGCTGATAACTGGAAACAAGAAGGAACAAATTTTACAGGATCATTATTACTTGGTCATGCAACAACAGGAACTTTAGATGCAGCTCAATATAATACTGGAGTTGGTCTTACAGCTTTAGATGCTATTACTGATGGAGATAATAATACAGCAGTTGGTTATGGTGCTTGTACAGCTAGTACATCAGGACAAAGAAATACAGCTATTGGAGTTAATGCACTGGTTACTTTAACAACCGGTCAACAAAACGTAGCAATAGGTCATGGTGCACTTGATAATAATAATAATAGCTATAGTGTTGCTGTTGGTACTGATGCTTTAACAGATGCAACAGGAGCTTACAATACTGCTATTGGTTATAGAGCCGGTTTTGAAGTTTCTGGTGGAGATTATAATATTAATGTTGGTTATTTAGCTGGTGATAATATTACATCCGGTTCTGGTAATGTTGTTATTGGAAAAGCAGATGTTGCAAGTGCAACAGCAGACGATCAACTTTCAATATCTGATGGTGAAGATGGATCAGTAGTTTGGATGACTGGTGATTCTAGTGCAAATGTAACTTTCGCTGCAGACGTTACATTAGGAGACGATTTAGTTTTAGACTCAGATTCATGCGTTTTAAAATTTGGAGATGACCAGGATACAACTTTAACACACACAGATGGAACAGGTTTAACTTTAAACTCTACAAACAAAATTTGCTTTAATGATACTAGTCAATTTATATATGGAGTTAGCAACGCTATATTAGGGCTTGGTGCAACAGATGAAATAGATTTAACGGCTACGGCTATAGATATTAATGGGACTTGTGATGTTTCAGGTACACTTACAAATGACAGTGCAGCGGTCAAAGTTGTAGGAACAGAAACTATATGGGTTCCTGCTAATGCAATGACACCAACAACTTCAAATCCATGTGCAGATATAACAGCAGTAGAAACAACTTCTGGTAGACCAGATATGTATGTTTTAGATTTTGATAAAGATAGTGATGAACACGCACAATTTACGGTAGCTTTTCCTAAATCATGGAATTTAGGTACTGTTACATTTCAAGTATTTTGGTCTGGAACAGCTAATACAGTTGGTGTTTCTTGGGGATTACAGGGTGTAGCTTGTGGAGATAATGATACAATTGATGTAGCTTATGGAACTGGTGTTGTTGTTGATGATGCAGAACAAGGTGCGGTTGAAGAAGTAAACGTTAGTGCAGCAAGTGGCGCTGTTACGATAGCTGGCTCGCCTGCGGATGATCAGCTTTGTTATTTTAGAATTTATAGAGATGTATCCGATAGTAATGATGATTCTAGTGGAGATGCTAGATTACATGGTATTAAAATATTTTATACTACCGATGCAAAGAATGATGCATAGGAGTTAATGGTATGAAAACTATAAAAAACCTTACAACTACAACAGGTAAGAATTCAAGAAATACACAATCAAAAAAAACAAGAGGTTTTGGTTATCAAGTTTTAGGATTTGGTTCTGGAGCAGCAGCCGCAGCCGCTCCTTTTAATGCTCACTATTTAGTTATAGCTGGAGGTGGATCGGGAGCTAGGTTCAATGGTGGCGGTGGTGGAGCTGGAGGTTTTAGAATTTCTTTTGATAGTCCATTAGCAAACCCAGGAGGAGCATTAGCAGATTTAGAAGCAGGTACTTATGATGTTACTGTAGGTGCTGGAGGAGCGGCTGTTCCTACATCTTCAAATGATGCATCTTCTGGAGGTAATTCAATATTTAATCCTGGTGGAAGTGAAGGAACTAATATGATTACATCATCAGGAGGAGGACCTGGTCTACCAGGAAACCCACCTAACGCTGGAGGTTCAGGAGGTGGTAATGGTCAATATACCCAGCCAGCGCCGGGGGCCTCAGGCGGTGCTGGAAATACCCCACCAGTAAGTCCACCACAAGGAAATGATGGAGGTTCAGGAAGTCCCGACCAAAGATCTGGCGGAGGTGGCGGAGCTGGTGCCGCTGGTGGAACTGGAGGACCTACATCAGGACACGGAGGTGCTGGTGTTTCATCAGATATAAGTGGATCGTCTGTAACAAGAGCCGGTGGTGGCGGTGGTGGTGCAAACGGAGGTGAAGCTCGTGGAAACCCAGGACCAGGCGGCGGTGGCGGTGGCGGAAATTCTGGTGGCCGTGGCGGCGGTGCTGCTTCAGCTAATACTGGTGGCGGTGGCGGTGGCGGTTCAGATGGTGGCGCTGGAGGTGCGGGCGGAAGTGGAACTGTCATTATAAGAGTACCCGGAGATACAAATATTTCAGTAACACCTGGTACAAATTCAACAGCTAGTGCTCCTCCTGGAGATAACGTAGCAACTTTTACAGTTTCAGGAACATTCACAGTAAGTTAAATATGGCACACTTTGCAGAATTAGAATCAAAAACAGATCCAACAGGATTTACATCAGATACACACTTAGTTGTAACAAGAGTGGTTGTTGTAGGTAATGATATTGCTGCAGGAGGCGGAACTCTTGGAGATAATGACATGCATGTTGATGGTGAAACATGGTGTGTAAATTTCTTTAAAGGTGGAACTTGGAAACAAACTTCTTATAATCATAATTTTAGAAAAAAATACGCTGGAATTGGAATGATTTACGATTCTTCAAAAGATAAATTTATATCAAAACAACCATACGCATCATGGTCTTTAGATGATAATGATGATTGGCAAGCACCAGTAGCTTACCCAACAGATAAGGACGAAAAAGGAATTGATTGGGATGAAGACAATCAAAAATGGATTGCAGTAGATTTAGAAAATAATGCGTATAATTGGAACACCTCAACTTTAAGCTGGGACGCTGTTTAAACACTCTTTACTTTAATATTTATTTATAGTATAAAATTCATATAAAGACATATGAATCTAACTAATTATTACTATTACTTTCAATCAGCCATACCTAAAAGAATTTGTGATGATATTGTACGTTATGGAAAATCATTACAAGATCAGTTAGCTACTACCGGTGGTTATGGAGATCCTAAAAAATTAAATCAATCTCAACTTAAAGATTTAAAAAAGAAAAGAAATTCAGATGTGGTGTGGATGAGTGATAGATGGATTTATAAAGAAATACAACCCTATGTTCATCAAGCTAATCGAGAGGCTGGATGGAATTTTCAATGGGATTATTCTGAAGCCTGTCAATTTACAAAATATAATAAAGGTCAATACTATGATTGGCATTGTGATGGTTGGGACCGGCCTTATGTCAGGGAAGATTCTAATTCACCTGATCATGGTAAAATTAGAAAATTATCTGCAACAGTTACTTTATCTGATCCTAAAGAATATAAAGGTGGTGAACTTGAATTTGATTTTAGAAATTTAGATCCAGATAAACCTAGAAAACCTGTTAAGTGTAAAGAAATATTACCTAAAGGATCTTTAGTTGTATTTCCTGGATTTGTTTGGCATAGAGTATGTCCAGTTAAAAAAGGATCAAGACATAGTTTAGTAATCTGGAATTTAGGTTGGCCTTTTAAATAATGCAAATTATATCTTTATTTTCTAAACCTATTTACAAAGAAAAATTAAAAATTAATACTAAAAAAATTGTATCATTAATTAATAATGATTTTGAAAAAGCTGGTTCAAAAATAAAAGGAATTGATGTTGAAAATATAACAGGAGTTTCAAAAAGTTTTTCTGTGTTAGAACAAAAAAAATTTCAAAACTTAAAAAATCAACTAATGAAAGAATTTTACAAATATAGTTATGATATTTTACATTACTCAAATAAATTTAAAATAACTACATCTTGGTTTACCAAAAGTGAAAAAAATCAAAGTTCTAATTACCATAATCATAGTAATTCAATGTTTAGTGGAATTTTATATTTACAAACTGATGAAAACTCAGGTAATATAAGTTTCCAAAATTTTAATGACCATAGATACAAATTGAACCCTTTAAAATATAATATTTATAATTCCGTTGAATATTCATTTAAACCTGAAGATGGTTTATTAATATTGTTTCCAAGTGAAGTTTATCATAAAATATTAAAAAATAATTCAAATATAATTAGACATTCTTTGGCTTTTAATTTAATTCCCATAGGTGAAATCGGAAACGGAGATAGTTATATTAATGTCATTTAAAAAAAATAAATACTCAATTTTAAGAAATGCAATATCGAAAGAATTATCAAATTTTGTATATAAATATTTTTTGAATAAAAGAAATGTTGCAAAAGTTTTATTTGATTCAAAATATATATCTCCTTTTACAGAATATTGGGGTATATGGAACGATGACCAAATACCTAACACATATTCTCATTATGCAGATATTGCTATGGAAACTTTGTTAAAAGAATTAAAACCATTAATGGAAAAACACACAGGTTTTAAATTAAATGAAACATATTCTTATGCAAGAATATATAAAAAAGGAGATGTGTTAACTAGACACAAAGATAGATATTCCTGTGAAATATCAACTACTTTAAATTTAGGCGGTGATCCATGGCCAATCTATTTAGATCCAACAGGAAAAGAAGGTCAAGCTGGTATTAAAATAGATTTAGAACCAGGAGATATGTTAATATATTCAGGCTGTGATTTAGAACATTGGAGAGAAGAATTTAATGGCAAAGATTGTTGTCAAGTATTTTTACATTATAATAAAAAAAATTCTAAGTTATCAAAAGATAATTATTTAGATAAAAGACCATTAATAGGATTGCCAGCTTGGTTTAAAGGTTGTAAATTGAAAACTAAGTAATATAATGGTTATATATGCTACAAAAAATTAGAATACAGCCAGGATTTAATAAACAAGTTACAGCAACTGGCGGCGAGGGCCAATGGGTAGGCGGTGACTATGTACGTTTTAGATATCAATCACCTGAAAAAATAGGGGGTTGGGCTCAGTTAGGAGACAGTACTCTTACAGGAAGAAACACGGCACTACATCATTTCGTCAATGCCAGCGGTATTAAGTACGCAGCCCTTGGTACAAACAGATTTTTATATGTATATTCTGGAGGAGCATTTTATGACATTACTCCTATTAAAGCTACAACAACATTAACTAACGCTTTTACAACAACACAAAGCGATGCAACTGTTACAATCACTTTTGCATCTGATCATAATATTTCTAAGTATGATATTATTCGTTTGGATAATTTTTCTACTATCACTGATTCTGATTTTGCTGCTAGTGATTTTGATGATACAAATTTCATGGTCGCAACTGTTCCAACTTCTTCAACTATTACAATCGAAATGGGATCTGTTGAATCCGGATCAGGAGCAAGTACTTCTGGTGGAATAAGAGTTCAACATTTTTATTCCATAGGACCTGCGGTTGAAGAATCAGCTGCTGGCTGGGGACTAGGTTTATGGGGTGGTACTGTTGCTGGAGAAATTACAGATACATTAGACGGTGCATTAACTTCAGGTTCATCTAGTATTGTTCTAGATAATTCTGTATCAATGCCTGCTTCAGGAACGGTTTTAATAGACAGCGAGCGAATTGCTTATACAACGAACACTACTGGAACAGGAACTTTATCCGGATTAACA